AGCAGTTATCTTCCCATGATATTTTTTATATATTTCAAAGGCTCTTTCCCTATTAGGATTTCTTTTTTTTGCCATATCATTCTCCTTTACTAGTTTTCAAATATGATTAATTTAACTTGACAACATGTTTTGAATGACTTTAGTTGAACTGTCTTCTGTCAGTTTTTAAGTTTTTTCCCTAGTTTTAAATTATTGATTTGAATTCCATTGAAATTTAATTATGTTTTATTTGCATTTAGATTTTTAATTATAAATTTTAACTTTTAACTATTTTTATTTCCTGATATCTTTTTTGTAGGAAAGCATTATTAAGTACCTTGTTTCTTATAGTAAGAGTACATTATTACTTTTTTTCTATATCTACATCTATATGCACTTATTTTTTTACTTTCAATACCGATTAGATTAAAAACACGGTATTAAATGCTAAAAAATATATTATTTCCAAGCCTGGTTATATGCTTGTGAAAGTTCTTCAACTGTATCTTTAAATAAAATTCTATCTATACCTAAATACTTTTTAGTTGCTTCCATAGTTGAATGTGCTAACATCATTTGAGTTTTTTGTGTATCTTTAGTTATTCTCTCTATGTTATAAGCAAATGTTTTTCTTAAGGTATGATTGCATATTGGATATTCTATATCACAAGACTTTCCTGCCTCGCTTAAAATCTTACCAAATCTATCTGCAGATATATGCTTTCCTTCAACTCTTGATGGAAACATATACTCACTATCTGTTTTATCTTCAATATATTTTTTTAATTCTAAGGCAAAGGCTGCTGAAATAGGTACAACTCTTGGTATAACATCTTCTTCTTTGAATGTAATACCTTTCTCTCTGCAGTAAGCCTTCTTCATGTTTACTATTTTTTCTTCTCTAATAGCAAACTCCCTGTTTCTTAATGCAATTCTTACATCTCCAACCAATAGGCCTACCATATCCCCTATTCTATAGCCTGTTTCTAGCATAATTCTAAATAACATCCTATCTCTCTTACTCCTAGAGTTAAAATAATAATATAATCTCTTAAGTTCCTTATTATTATCAATAGGCCTCATCGCTCTACCCAAATTTCTCACCTCCTTGCCTTTGTTTTATTACCCCATTTTCTCTTCTATAACTGTCATGCTTCATTAATTCATTTAGTGTGTCCCCCATATTATCTATAACGATATTCTTGCTACCACAATGAGCACAAGTAATGTATTTACCTTCTTTTAAAGTCATTTTTACTTGATCTGTAAGGAGTATTATGTCTTTTCTACATCTTCTACACTTATATGACCTATATGTACTCATTACATCACCTCCAAAAATAAATAATAAAAAAAGACACTCGGAATGGGAACCAAGTATCTTCTCTAAGGGGTTTTATTTACAAATCTTCATATTACAATTATATATCATTACTTTTCAACTGTCTGTGTTAGAATTGTGTGGTTTTTTAAATATTTCAACACCTACATGCCTAACCCAATCATAATTTCTATTAAGCTCTATAGCTATTTCTTTGTAAGTTTTACCTTCAGCTAACTTTTTATAAGCAATCTTATATTTAATTCCCTTTAAATCCTTTAATTGCTTATCTATAGTATCTTTTCTTTTTTCCATGCCTTCCATTATTGTATTATCTAGATAAATTAAATTATCTAATTGATGTAAATACTTTATTATCCTATCTAAACTTGTGAACTCAGGACTTGCATTTCCTATATTTCCATAACTAATAGCTTTCAATTCTGAAGGACCTCTATTTATTTTCTTTAGGATAATTTCTTTTTCTTTTTCATATCCTTCAATTCTAGCTTTAATCATAGATATTTCGCTGATTAGTTCCTGATAATTAATTAAACTATTCATATTTCTTACCTGCCCTTTTCTCTAATACATCAATGCTGTAAGCATATCTACAATTATTTAATTCAAACCCTCCATCCGGTACA